CAAGCAATTAAGGATTCAGGTTTTAAAATTACAGAAATTCTTTGTGGATGTGCAAAAGGTGTTGATGATCTCGGTAGACAATATGGTGAGCAAAACAAGATTTTGGTGACTGAATATCCACCTAATTGGCACAAGTATGGCAACGCCGCTGGCATCATGCGAAACATTGTGATGGCAAAGAAGTGCGACGCCTTAATAGCGGTGTGGGATGGAAAGTCTAGGGGTACTAAGCACATGATTGAGTGCATAGAAAAATTAAAATTACCACTTTATGTAAAAGATATGTCACATGGACAGTGAGAAAGAAAAAAAGAATAATAGCCTCTCTAAGGCACTGTCTGAAATAGGAGAACTGCAGGAGCAGAGCAAATCTCAATATGCTGCTAATGCAGATGCTTGGTGGAACAATCTGTCATATGATGACAAGTTGAAGGCTTTTTACTCAGTGTGTTCAAGGATACACAAAGGCGATTTCATTGAAGGAAAATCCTACCGGGGTGTTTTGTACGATATTTTTGATTTTGGACTGGATTCGTATAGCATAGGCATGATGTGTGGATATTTAGAGATACACAACTCAATTGTCCCAGAAAGGAATCAAAAAATGCAAGACATCGCCTCACAGTTTATAGCCAACTTTCCAACAGAGGAAATCCCTCCAAGCGTTTTTGGTCTATGGCAGCAGTGGATTGTTCACGGAGGAGTCCCAAATGGATGGAGTGAAGAACAGGCTTATTACATGTTTAAGGAATTTGAAAAAAACGGTAATGAAGAAAAGTAATCTCAAAAGGAGAAACACATGAACAGCACAGAAATGACAACAAAAAAAGAAATGAATGCAGAAGAGCTAAGAGCTATTATTCGTGAAGCACTGAATAAGTTGGAAAATGCTCCGAATCATATTTTTACTACTTCAAAGCACGCAATATTTATATACGAGCTTGAGAAGATTTTGCGCAAGGCTTGATATTAGTTCATGAAATACATCAAGCAGCTAGTGATAGCTCGAAAAATAAAACCATTTGAAATGGTGATGTCTATTACAGATTTGGTGATAGACGGATTCTTGGCTATGATGATTGTTTTAATATTGATCGCAACGATTAGTTGGATTGCTAATCATTTTTGAAGCACTGTTACTAAAAGTACAATGGAAACTCGTAACATAATAGATCACTATGCATACTGGAACGATGACGCTATTAGAGCTGATCTTGATGATAAGCGTTTTAACTATTCAGTTGTGTGCTGCAATATTGGGAACGATTTTAATATTGCAACCGTTATTCGCAACGCTAATGCGTTTCTTGCGAAAGAAGTCGTAATTTATGGCAACAAAAAGTACGATAGGCGTGGGACTGTTGGAACGCATCACTACACCAATTTTCGTCATGTTAAGTCTGTTGACGATCTTTCTGCTTATTTTTGCTCACTGGGGGGAGTACATGATGTCGAAAGAGTCCAAATCATCGGAATAGATAATGTGGGTCATTCGGAAAACATCAATGATTTTTCATTTGACCCATCAGTTTACTATGTGATGATTTTCGGTCAGGAGCAAATAGGCATCCCGACAGAAGTTCTTGAGATGTGCGATCATGTCCTCTACATTCCTCAGTACGGGTCTGTGAGGAGTATTAATGTGGGGTCTGCCAGCGCAATCGCCATGAATGCCTACTGTGCCTCTTGCGCGCTTGTGTAATCTACAAAAAAGTACCATACACCCCTTGACAGACCCGTTCTCCTGCACTACCTTCCGTGCATGAGCATTGAGACAGTCTTCAAGCGCATGACCGCCAAGGGGTACAGTTTTTCCGTTGGCACCATGGATGGAAATTTTGCAAAATTAATTTTGCCTGCGATGCACATTACTGGAGGAACAGTAATGATCCCCATGTGGGTCAAGTCGCAGAACGAAAAGGAAGTCGTGTGTGTTCTAGGGTCTGAGCCAACAGAGTCTCACCCTGAGCAAAAAATCCCAAGAAGTTATTTTAGCAGCATCGTTTCATTGCCCAAGCCATGAGTAGACCATACACTTCATCTGAATGGCTTGTGCGTGGCAGGGAACTTCTTGCCCAAAAGTCTTCTGTTCAACCAAATGGTTGTATTGTGTGGAACGGATATGTCCACAAGACCTGTGGATACGGTGTGCAGAAGTTTATGGGCATGCCAAGGGATGTTCGTCGCATCGCCCTTATGTGTGCAGGTATGCCACACGCAAAAGGAGTTGTGATGCCGTCTTGCGGCAATCGCCTTTGCATTAATCCCAGTCATCTTGTGCTTGTGAACAGGCAGACTTGGAGAGAGCGAAGGTTCCCAACCGTTTTTCCTATTGGTGCTGGAGAGAAAAATGGCAGAGCTGTTTTGAATGAAAAACTTGTTCAAAAGATGAGAGATGAAAGGACTGGAGGCAAGAAAGTTTCCATGCTTGCCTTGGAGTACGGGGTGTGCGAAAGCACCGTGAGAGACATCATTAGCAAAAATCTCTGGAAGCATTGCTAGGAGAACAGCATGAGCACTGAAAACGAAGAGCCGTTCGGAATCGAAGTGACCACCAGTCCTCTTGAAGGAATGGTTGACGGTGACAAAATCTCTGACTGGATGGAGCGCAGGGAGGAAAAGGCGGGCGTCAAAGAACTGATTGATATTCTTTCCAATCGTGCTTTCGCCGCCATGCGTTCCTACAAGAGAGAGAACAATAGCGACATGCCTTGTCATGCCGCTTGTTACTACAGTGGGGGTGTGGCTTTCATTTCTCCCGTGAAGATTGAAAGCGTGGAGGATAAGGAAAAGTTCTTTGAGGCGTCTTCAGAGATTGCTTACGAGGTTGGCCGTCAGTACGATGACCAGCCTATCATTGTCACTTTTACTTCAACCGCTTGGTCTTGCTTTTTCCGCAAGGAAGCCATCAGGGATATCGAAATGGCGATTTCCAAGGTTGACGCAAAAATGGACCCCAAGAAGGCGAACGAAGCAAAAGCATTCCTTTTGAACGAAATTGTTGATTCCTACGGAAGCATGGAAAATGTTCCCGAAGATCACCCCTTGGTGGGCAAGATGGATTTGATGCTTTTTTCAGCTCACTTCTTGTCTATGGATGGACCCATTCAGGTCACAAAAACAAGCTTGACAAACCGAGAAGTTTTTTCTGAATTGGATGATGAGCAGAAGATGATGCTTGATGTCTACATGGTCACGGACATGCCTCGTAACCGGATTAACTTTGATGTGAGTGAATACGAACCCGTGTCCTATAAAAAGGGCGATTTTGGGAACAGCGAATTTACTCTGGGTGCCTAAAAAAAGTTTGAGAAAAACATTCGCTTTCACTACCACTCAGGCCCGTCTTGGTGTATGATACAATCATGGAAAGCACAGATTCGATTACAGCCATCTCCACTCAATCCGACTTGCTCCGTGCTTCGTTAGATATTTCCATGGGGGCAAACAAAGGATGGGTGCTGGTGGGAAAAAGCGGCAGAAAATATGACTTGCATGAACTTCTTGAAGCAGTGAACAAGATGATTGAGGGGGTTCTTCCCCACTATGAGCCTGAAGACAAGTGACGAACACATGAAGGTAGCCAAAGTAAAAGTCAAGACTGTCCCGCATGAAGGAAAAAGACTTCCTTTCGGTATTTTTTCTTTCAGGGTTGTCGTAGACGCAAGCAAGGAAAGCTTGCTTCACGAAGCGTTTTCCAATCTGCATAGTCATCTTCATGAAACAGGTCGTGGTTTTCACAAGAGTGGTGGCAGTGTTAGTGTTGAATTCAGGTGTCAGGGTGCAATTCGCAAAACAAAGATCATTGAGCATTTCATTTCAATGTTAAAAGACTGCAAGATTCAGCATTCAATCGACGGAAAGTTTGAAAGATAAAAATGAGCAAAAACATTGAACAACTCGTAGCGGAAAATGAACTTCTCAAGAAGCGCATAGACATCATGCGCTACATCATGGTTGAACAAAATGAAGAAGATTCTTTCTATGATGATCGCCGCCTGAAGGCGCTTGGTGAGTCACGGAAAGACTACAGCAAATTCGTTTTCAGGTATCGCAGTGCAGACTGGAAGTTCTGTTTCCGTTGGGATAGTGACGAAGGATGCGGTCTTGATAATGAAGGCAACATCCATACGTGGAAGGGTAACGTCTTTGGCATTCACACCCTGAAGGTCGATGGAGCCAAGAAGGTTGTGTGCAACGGAGACACGGAAAAGAACAATTTTATTGCTTGCTTGACCGATGACGGCAGCGTTGTCTGCATCAACATCGAAGAGGATGGTGAAGAAAAGTCTCGCTTTGTTGTTGACGAGCCAAATTCATTCACGAACATACTCATGTGTAGGGAACACGCCATTCTTGAGAAGAAGAACGGGGATGT